ATGTTATCATCTATATTCCTATTCTGTTATCTTTGCCATAATATGTTTATAATGAATTAATAAATAAGTTTCATTATTATCTTTAACTTCTTGTCCTGTGTGATCTGGATAAAGAACTGTATCACCTTCAGAATAATCGTCCATCGGAATAAATCCTCCCGTAAAATGATTAATTTCTGGGGTTCCTACTACAATAATAGTACCTTTTTTTGGACCATACTTTTCTAATGTAGCTGATAAAATTAAACCACCCTGTGTTTTTTCTTCTCCACGCTCTATTTCTTTTATTAAAAGCATCCCGTTAATTGGTTTAATCACTTATTCTCCTTGTTGTTTGCATCATCTGACATCCAATATTGTGCACGATCTATTAAAAAGTCTATGGCTTCATCTAATACTGAATAAAAGGTTGGCCCCGTAGCTCCGCTGCCATAATATTCTTCATTAAATCTAACATCAGATTCCCAATGTGTAAAATTACCAAATTCATCTTTAACTTTAGCTATTTTAATTGTTACTTTATCATCATAATTAAGCATTATCTACCTCTGAAAAATCTGGAGAAAACGGATCATCAATTCCACTTAATGCATTAAATGTCACTACAGTTAATGCTATCATTGCAACTAATAATAGAATTGCAGTTATTTTGTTTTTATTCTCCACCCGTCTCCCGTTTCTTCATCGTTATGCCACATATAATCCCAATATGGAATTCCTCTTTCGTCATAATCATCCCATCCAGAATTCATAATATCAGCCATAATTTTATTTCTTACTCCAGGTTCGAACACGTATTCTGTGCCCCATTTTTCATATACATACCCAAAAAATTTATATAAATTAAATCCAACTTTTTCTTTTATATAATCAAAAAAAGTAACACTAGAAAAGTCATATTCAAACTTATCGTTAGCCCTTAATCCTATACGAAAAAAGAACATAGAAATAGGGTGAAATACATAATCAGCTAACCAACGTAAGGGAAGAACTTTGGTTTTGTGCCTTGGAATAAATATATAATCTCTCATTATTGTATTATTTCAAATTAATGTAATATTGTCAATAGGCTGCTTCATCACACCATTTGCATCCACGTTTGCCGCAATCACAATCTCCCATTTTATTACTTTAATGTTTTGTCTTTATGCTTTTCGTATTCAGTAACGGTCCAGAAAATAGGAATAGTATATCTTTCTGTATTTTCAACTGGAGTAACTCCATGCAAAAAATACATATCTCCTGGAAAAGCAATCCCACTTCTTGCCTCTGGCTTTATTGTAATATTATGTTGAGTGAAATATAATTCTCCGCCATTATACTCATCATTTAAGTATATAACAGATCCAATATCATAAAAATTTGGTTCAGCAGGAGTTCCATCAGACCATTCTTTGTCTGCATGAGGTTTTTGGCTAGTACCAATTTCCCATCTTGATAAAGGCCTATTATATGTTTCTATATTTGAATTAAAAAATTCAGAAATCATGTCTTTAAATCTTTCTGTAACATCCTGTAATGTAGAATGTGCAATAGGATCTAATTCTTTTAACTTATTATCTAAACTATATTTATTTTTATATACAGTATTTTCATCCCATATATTTAATGTTTTAGCTGCATTTAAAAGAATTAATGTTTCTTCTTCAGTAATTAAATCATCGACAATAAAAATCATATCTGATTTTTTTCCAAAGTACCCTGAAGGAACTAACGATTTTCTTCCATCGATAAATTGTTGATCTTCTCTCCCTGGATCATTCTTGTCTGCTTCTAAATACATTTTAATCTTCTTCTATGCGTTTCCATTTACCATATAAATGAGGTTCTGGAGCTCCAACATACTTCTGCCCAGTTTCCATGTCAATCAACAACCATTTTTCTGGACACTTGGTATGAATAGTTAAATCTATGGCCTTATCTAATGATGGAACAAATTCACCATTAATTAGTTTTCTCATTTATCCTATCCATTACACCACATTTTGTACAAGTAATATATGTGCCACCTGTAAATGGACAAGAACCTGCAGGAATAAATTCATGACCCTGTTTTTTACATTTAGCTATAGCTCTGTATTGAAATAATGATATGAAAAGGTTTTTAATAAGTTTAATCATTTTATTTTTTATCTCCAAATAATATAGCAAATCCGAATCTCGGAGTAAGCGGTTCTACGTAATGATATGTTCCGCCAGGAACAAATAGTAAGTCTCCATCTTCTAATACTATATCCATAAATGGCTGTGGATTATCTTCTGAATCATAAAGTCTCCATCTAGATCTACCCCTGCCCTGCCAAAATAGATTATTTTCTCTATCTTCATGCTTATGAATTATTTGACCATCTTCTAGTTTTGTTGATCCAAATAATTGACAAGTTACAACTTTTGTATCTTTAAAACAAGGAGTATACCTAGAATGAACTTCTTTCACAAAACTATTTACTGAGGAAATTATTTGGGCCTCATTGTGAAAAAAAGCATAAGGACTTGGCAAAAGAGTTTTTCCAGTTCTTTTATCTTCATAATCATTAACAAACTGTAAAACTTCTTGCCAAGTTACCTCAGGCAAACCTGGATTTATAAATAGCGTAGCTTGTTTGCTATTTATTGCATTAACAAACTTTGGGCTATTTAAAAATTCAAACATTATAGAGTGCTTCCACCTATAGGTCTATCGCAAGCTGTTTTTTCTCCAGTCTGTAGCGCATCTAATACACGAAGTGTTTCATCTGCATTTCTTCCTACATTAAGATTGTTTACAGTCAAATGCTGAATAATATTATCTGGATCAATAATAGCTGTAGCACGATATGTTACTCCTGATGGGTGATGTATTCCCAAATCATTTGCTAATTGATGCCCAGAATCTGCAAACATCCAAGAATTAGTTTGTTTTAATCCTGGATCTGCATTTCTCCACGCAATCTTGCAATATTCATTATCTACTGAGCCCATCATCAATACTGCATTTCTTGATGAAAATTCATTAACTAATTTATCGTATGCAACAATTTCTGTCGGACAAACAAAAGTAAAATCTTTTGGATAAAATACAATTACTTTCCACTGTCCAGCAAAACTAGATTCATTAATTATTTCAAAAGATGAATCTAACGGCTCGAGTGCCCCTGGCTTTACTCCAGTAACTGAGAATTGTCCCAGTCTATCTCCTACTGTTTTCATTTATTTCCTATTCTCTTCCCCATTGGATTTTGTTCCAAATTCTTTCGTGCCAATAATAGACACCTACTTTTACTATGGTTTCCCAAAAAGCAATTAATGTTGCTAAACTTCCTTTACCAGTTATTGCATAAACAACAATAAAAGATGTCAGAGTTCCAAAAAATCTATAAGTCCAAGACTTCAAAAATGACCTACTTTTGGTTACTTTCAAAAAAGTATATCCTTTCTTCTACTTCTGCAATATTATTATTTAATATTGAGTTCTTGACGCTTTTGAGTAGCTGAAATAGCTTCAATAGAATCTTCAAGTTTTACCTGCTCTATTTTATATCCTACATCTCTTCCATAAACAATATTTGTAATATTTGGTAGCTTTATAATCATAGCCTTATCCATTACTGGATCTTTTCCAATATAATACTTAACTTGTTCAAAGTTTAAAGGATCCTTATCGCTTGTTCTATAGGTATCACGAACACCCAACATTACTTGATTTGTTCGCTTTCCCGCCTCTTCATATAATGCATGATGACCCTCGTGCCATGGCTGATATCTACCCAACATTAATGTTGTAGGTTGTCTCCAGTCGTGTAACTTAAAATCAACAATAGCAACTCTTGCTGCTTGTTCACATTCTAGCATATCGTCAAACACTAGGTCAACCTTTGTAGGAATTTCCCACATGGCAGTTGTGTCAGCAAAATCCCTAACTGGTTTTCTATTGAGCCAAACTACTTTATCTGGAGTTCCAAAAGCTTCTCTTGTTTTAGATGTAGGATTAACAAAATCTACTACAACATGATATCCTTGATTTGAAATAAGTCTTGAAAGAGCACCCATTCTTCGTGCCTGCTCAATGCGATCTTCTTCGGTAAAACCTAAATCTTTATTTAAATCTGCACGAACTTCATCTGCATTTAAATGTATTGCATTAATACGAGATGATAATTCTTTAGCAAACGTGGTTTTACCAGACCCAGGCAGGCCTATTACTTGAATTATCATTTATTATACTTTCTTGCTATTGCCAGTACGTTTTGTATTTTTTTGAGGAATTGTAGTTTCTCTACGAATACCGTGTTTGTTTCTATCAATACGAGTTAATGAACGTTGATCCTGTATACCTGAACGCAGTTTACCCTGCGAAGGTTTTTTCTTCGCAGGGTCTTTTGAAGTTACTGCGCCAGATGGTTCATTGTTAGGTGGATTAACCATCCCTGTACCATTTATATCCGACATTTACTTCCTTTGTGACGACTGAATATTCATTGGTGCTGTCGAAGCCCCCAACGTATTAACTGAATCTGGATTATTTCCAATTGATGAAGGAACAGAATAATTTTCTGAACCCTTCATATCATTTACAGATACTGAATTCAAAGATCCAGCAAATGCTTGTCCACTGTATGTGCTTTCTGGCTTTTGTGAAACAAGATCGTTTAAATCTTTATTGTTTCCGTTTGCCAAAGAATCTACACCGTTAGACATATTACTTACCTGTTAACTTATCAGAAAAATCTGGGCCTGAAAGTGGAAGTGATCCTGAAGAACCTTCTTGATTTAGCCCTGCATTACCCTGACCAGACATGTCCTTAGCCATTGGGAAAGATCCGCCAGAAGCTGGTGCATAAGATCCGTCAATTGTATTTGAGCCTGACTGCTCTCCTGTGTTGCCGAAACCTTCAAGGTTTACGCCATTTGATGTTGTCATTTTTTTCTCCTATAGGTTGTTATTTAAGCGGGTCTAGAATGCCGCTTATATGTCTATTATATCATTTAGTTGATTAAAGTAGAAGATGCTCTGGGGGGATATTAAATATCAAATTAGCCCTTGCTGTATCCGATATAATTTCATGGGTACATTCTTGTGGAAAATACAACAAATCCCCTGGATTCATTTTAAATTTTTCTTCATACCCAGTTTCATTACATTTTATTGTCCAAATTGCAGTTCCTACACATTGCATTGAAACCCCATCCCAGGAGTCTTGGTG